AAAAAAAAACAAAAAAAAAAAAAGAGGTGCGAATAAACCAAATGCTAATATGTGGAAATTGTTCGACGATGAGGTTGGGGGAAAAAAAAACTTAGAATGTCTTTATTCAACACAAAAAATTTCCAATAGGGAAAAATGTGATTTATGCGATACTAAAGTAAATTATGGAGAAAATGGATATTTAACATGTGCTAACCCTAAATGCGGTATAGTATACAAGGACCAACTAGACTTATCGGCAGAATGGAGATACTATGGAGCTGATGATAATAAACAAGGTGATCCAACAAGATGTGGGATGCCCATTAACCCTTTATTAAAAGAATCTTCTTATGGTTGTAAAGTAATATGCAATAATCGCTCAACATACGAAATGCGAAAAATAAGGCGTTATACAGAATGGCAATCAATGCCTTATAGAGAAAAATCACAATACGATGAATTTCAAAGGATTAAAATGATGTCTTCGTCGGCAGGGATATCAAAAATGATAGTAGAAGATGCTTTAAGATATCATAAAAAAATATCGTCTTTAAAAACGTTTCGTGGTGAAAACAGAGATGGTGTGATAGCAGCTTCTATTTACATTGCGAGTAGAATAAATGGATTTCCAAGAACGGCGAAAGAAATCGCTGTTATATTTAAATTAGACAATACAGCGGCAACACGTGGTTGTAAAAACGCGGTTCATTTACTTAATAAAATAGAGAAAGATTTCGAAAACAATGACAAGACTCGTTTTTATAAAACATCTCCTATAGCATTTATAGAAAGATATTGCAGTAGGTTATCAATCAATCAAGAACTAACTAAAGTATGTCAATTCGTTGCTTTACGCATTGAAAATAATAATATGATACCAGAAAATACTCCTCATTCAGTGGCAGCTGGTATTATTTACTTTATTGCTATGAACTGTAATTTAAATATCAACAAACATGATGTTAATAAAGTAAGTGAAATTAGTGAAGTTACTATAAATAAATGTTTCAAAAAATTACAACAACTCAAAGATCAATTAATCCCTCGAGTAATTTTAGCAAAATACAATGAGTAATTTATTCATTATTAAAATAATGAATATTATAAATGACGCCCGAATTAATTTTTATTGTACCATATAGAAATCGAGCTCCTCAAAAAAAAGTGTTTGAGTGTGTTATGCCTACTATTTTGGAGGACGAAAAATACAAAATTATTTTTGTTCACCAAAAAGATAACAGACCCTTTAACAGAGGTGCTATAAAAAACTTAGGGTTTATATATGTTAAAAAGACATATCCAGAAACATACAAAAATATTACTTTGGTTTTACATGATATTGATTTTATGCCTTATTATAAAAACCAATTCAAGTATAAAACAAAACAAAACGTAGTAAAACATTTTTTTGGTTATACGAATACTTTGGGTGGAATAGTTTCCATAAATGCCGGTGATTTTGAAAAAATCAATGGTTTCCCCAATATTTGGAGTTGGGGGTTAGAAGATAATGTATTGAAACGAAGATGTCAAATAGCTGGATTTGTCCCAGACCGTTCGACGTTTTATCACGGAGGTGTTGATGAAGATAAGGTTATTACACTTTGGCACGGGTGGGATAGATTGATAAATCCAAAAATTAGACGAAAATTTACTGCTACTACGAATCTAGACGGTATTCGGATATTAAAAAACATTGATTATACCATTGAAGAACAGAGTGAAAATATTTATGTAATGCATGTTACAAATTTTATTACGGGTGAATCGCATTTAATTGGTTTACAAGATACTAAATTAAGAAATTCTAGAGAAAATAAATTTTTTAGAGATGGGTATAATGGTACAAATCAAAAGGTTAATATGAGACGAACTGGGTTGTTACCATCAATGAAAGCGTCAAAAAGGCGGCACAGATCGGTATTCAAAGGACTTTGAAATATTTAAAACAAATAAAATTTACTTAAACTTTTAACTATAAATAAAATAATGATGCGTCCTCAATATAATTTTACTTATAGCACCCCTTCAATAAAACAAAAAGAGAAGAAAGATAACATTTTCCTGTTTTACCAATTTTTTATACATAAAAATCGAAATAGACACCGTGAAATACAACATACTCTTCGAATCAATGTGAATAATAATTTAATAGATAAAATTTATATGTTAAATGAAAGAATATATACAGCCGAAGAAATGGGTATACCTGCTGAAAAATTAAACAAAATAAAACAAATCAATATCGGTAAAAGATTAAGATTTTCGGATATATTTGATTTTGTAGAAACTGAAAAAATCAACGGATACTGTATTTTTGCGAATGCGGATATATTCTTTGACACTGATTTGAGTAAATTGTATTATACTGGAATAAAAGACAAGCCAATTATTTATTCACAATTGCGATTTGAATATACTTCGCAAAATTTGAAAAAATGCAGATTATTTGGAACAAATCTTAAAAAATATCGTTCAGACTCACAAGATTCGTGGTTTATTCATTCAAAACAAAATATTCCCAAAAATAAAAGAAAAATATTTAATTTTAATTTTGGGATTAGAGGTTGTGATAACAAATTACCTTATTTGTTTAAAATACTAGGCTATGAAATTAGAAATGAACCGTTTCTAATTAAAACTTATCATATACATAATACCCAAATCAGGGATTATGATAAAAATTCACCTATTATACCAGGTCCGTATTTACACATTGCTCCTTTTATTACAAAGGGGAATCAAAAAAACGAAAGTTTTGAATTAGCAAATGGTGAGAAAAGGCATTACAACTTTTCATATAAAGATTTTTGGAAAAACAACGATGAAATTATAAAATTTTCCGAACCAAATAAGTTAATTAGTGAAGCATTAAAAAATAATTTAAAATACGATAAATCTTGGAATATTTGTAGTATGAATCCATTAATAATGACTTTAACTGTTCAGTTTGTACAATTACAACAATTGGAAAAAGCCAATACATTTATGTTGAATAATTTATCACAACAAATAAATCAAAACATTGTTAAGTTGAAACAACAAGAAGGTATACAATTTCAATCACAAAAAGAGTTTGAAAATTTTTGTGTTAATAATTTGGAGTATATGAAAAATGCTAATATAAATCTAGCTTTCAGACACATGGATCATGGGTATTATAAAGTAGAAAAAATACAAAACGAATATATAAAATTAATTAAAAATATTAATACCAAAATAATTCCATACGACGCTTTATACATCTATAATTTCTTACACGAAACACCGTGGACTAGGTTATTAAGAGGAAAGAAAATATTAATAGTAGCACCACATGTTGATAAAATAAAGGAAAGGGTAAAATCAAAAATATACGATATTAACCTATTCCCTGATTGTAAATTTGTATTTGTAGATTCGCCGAAAACTTATTCCAATCACGAAAGCAATAATATTGAGTCAAATATAAATGTATTAATGGATAGAATTAATAATATTAAGGACGAGTTTGATGTAGCTCTTTTGGGATGCAATGGGTATTCTAATATTATATCCGGGTTATTAAAAAATATTAATAAAAGTTCTATTGTTGTTGGTAATTTGCTTTACATGTGGTTTGGTGTTTATACAAAACAGGATTTAACACATCGGTCAGATATATTAAAAATAAATATGAACAAGGATTGGGTTAAATCAGACTTTAATGCTGAAGGAGATTTTTTGTTTTAAATTTTATAATTATTATTTATAAAATTTAATTAATTGCCACCAGTTTCTATATCGTTTGTTTTGGTAGGTAAATGAGGTAAATTAGGTTTATTTAATGATAAATCTTCTTCAGGCAATGGAGGTCTGGGTTCGGTGGATGAAGTTTCGTCCGTTTTAGATGAAATTTGCGATGAATTTAAATTATGAGGCTTTGTGTGTGGAACATTTTTATTATTTTCCAAAGTAATTATTTTGACTTCGTCAGCAACGCGGATTTTTCTATATTTTACAAAAACACCAATCGATAAAACCAACGCAAAAATTATAGAGACAGAAACAATAATCGCAATGGTCAGTCCACTCAATTCTTCTTCGCCAATATGATTTGCTAGATTACTGCTATTTGATAAAAGAGAAGATGAAGGAGAGATGATTGCATCAAAATCTTGAATTGTTGAGACCATTTCATTTTCTGTATTATCAGTGTTATCAGTTAAATCAACCGTTTGTGTAGGAGATGGAGCAATGTTTCCACTAGGCGATGGAGAGAATTCTTGTTTTGGAGTCGCCATAGGTGACGGTGAGTATTTGACCGTTTTGTTGATTACGTTGGAATAATTTGTAATATTGCTCGCATTGGTCGCATTGGTCGCATTGGTCCCATTGGTCACCTTGGTCGCATTGGTCCCATTGGTCACCTTGGTCGCATTGGTCGCATTGGTCACCTTGGTCGCATTGGTCGCATTGGTCGCATCGACAATTTGTTTCAAATCAATAGTTGGGTGTTGTTCATGAGGCATTATAATACAAGAATAAATTTTTACAGCATATAAAGGCTGTTGATTCATACTGTTACTCATTCCCCATAATTCATTACAATTCGCAATGTTTATATTTTCGGAGAAACTTATGGGAAGAAATAAAACTAACAACAACAAATTCCGCATTTAATTATATTCAATTACTATCTTCAATATGTTTTAGAAATTGATTTATCCAACAATTCATTGAGTATTAAACATTTCCACAATTAATTTATCCAATGTATCGTAATCTCTCTTCCAACCCAAATTTTTTTGTGCTTTTTCGGGATTACCTAACAACAATTCAACCTCACATGGTCTATAAAATTTCGGATTAATTTTAATTCTCGTAATACCGTTTTGATCTATCCCAACCTCTTCTAATCCGTTGCCAACCCACGTTATTAATAATTTTTTATATCCAAAAGCCTTTTCAATAAATGTTCTTACCGAATACATTTCACCCGTGGCTAAAACAAAGTCATCTGGTTTATCATGCTGCAACATAAGCCACATACCCTTTACATAATCTTTGGTATGTCCCCAGTCTCTCATGCTATCAATATTGCCCAATTCAATTAGTTCTTTTTTTTCAGTTAAGATGTCTTTTATACCATTAACAATTTTCATAGTTACGAAATGAGCACCTCTTCTGGAACTTTCATGATTAAATAAAATACCATTTGTAGCAAATAAATTGTAACCATCGCGATACGTTCTAACAAGATAGTATCCGTATAATTTTGCTGCGGCATAAGGAGAGATTGGGTTAAATGGAGTTGTTTCATTTTGCGGAACTTCCAATACTTTACCATACATTTCACTAGTTCCGGCTTGATAAAAACGGGTTTTATCTTTAATATCAGTGGGTAGATTTTTGATAATCTCTAATAATCTTAAAACACCAACACCATCGACATCTGTTGTGTATTGTGGTATTTCAAACGATACTTGGACGTGGCTTTGTGCTGCTAAATTATAAATTTCAAATCTTTCAAAATCTTTGTTTTCATTAATAATTTCATTTATAAAATTTGATAATCCCATACCATCAGTCATATCACCATATTTTAATATGATTTTCTCTCTTAAATGTTCTATTCTTTTGTAATTAAATAAAATAGAATTCCTCCTGACGATTCCATAAACCTTGTATTTTTTCTTGAGTAATAATTCAGCTAGGTAAGAACCATCTTGTCCTGTAATACCGGTAATAAATGCGATTTTAGTCATATATAATTTAAATATCAATTATTATTTAAATTATATTTTTTTTAAATAGGCAGAGATTCAATATTTTCACAAAAAATATATTCACTATCAGATACGGGAATTGCGGGTGCTTCTGGAATAAATACAGCTATTTGTATTGGCGAAACAATATCATTTGTATATTTTGGTGTCCGAGCCGATAATCGTGAAGAAAGAAAGGAGAGATAACCATCAGTTGGGGGTTTGGATTTTTTTGAATGCCATAATTTAGCATGATGGCATATATAACATAAACTTTTATGATGGCGAACAAACTTATTACACTTACAGTCTTTATATTCACAATGGTATCTTTTTCTCATTATATTTTATCTATCAGTATCTTTATATTCAATATAAATTTACTTAATAATCATACCTATTCCCATTCCTAGAAAAAATAAAACAAAACTTTCATGATTATTGATATCGGAGTATTGGAAAATTTTCTGATAAAAATTAAGTTTTTTATCGTTGCGATGTTTTATAAAATGGTGAAAAACAATAAAAAATAACATTACAAATGGAATAATAGTAACATCAAACATATATAATAATACAATAAAATAATTTTAAATGTAAGTTCTGTATTTTTTTTTACTTGAAATAGTTTCATGCATATAATTTGGTTTCTTCTTTTTCTTTTTTTTCTTTTTTTTCTGCTTTTTTTTTATTATATTTATATTAGATTTAATAGCTTTCAGTTTTAACCAAGTTTTTTGTAAATTGGTAGCCTTATTGTGTGTTTCATTAGGTATATTATTTCCCCATATTCTCAGTGGAAAATTATTAAATTTTACCCAGTCGTCCCAATGAGTTGTATACATGCTTTTATTACAATCTTGACATATGGGTAAAAGATTATCTAATTCTATTTTACCACCCCTGCTTTCCGATAAAATATGACCCGCGTGAAATGTATGATTATTTGTAAACGGTGTTATATTATTTTTCCGACAACAGAAACATTTTGCTATTATTTTATTTCCAATATATTTTTCCCATACTTTATATCGTATAATAGGAGATATCCGTTTTTTTATACGCAATGGCGTTTTCCTTTTTTTCAGTTTTTTAACAATATTAACTTCTTTCTTTGAATTATCGATTATCTCTCTTTTTGGTTCATCAACAGTTAAATGGTCTTTTTCAATATGTTTGTTTAACCATTTCTCAGTTTTATATACTTTTTTACAAAATTTACAAGTATGGTGTTTATTAACATTCATTACATAATATAATAATTCATGGTTAAATTAATATCAATTTATATTTTAAAATTCAACGTCCTTAATATTAAAGGCTTCCTCACTTCTTTTATCGCTTACCAAGCTATATTCTCCAACGCGTTTCTCGAAAAAATTTGTTTTTCCTTCTAAGGAAATCATTTCCATAAAATCAAAAGGACATTTGACTTTGTATAATTTATTGCAACCCAATTGCGTTAATAAGCGGTCGGCAACGAATTCAATATATTGACTCATTAATTTACTATTCATACCGATTAGTTTGCAAGGAAGTGCTTCACAAATAAATTCCTTTTCAATAGCAACGGCTTCCTTTATGATATCTCTTATTTTTTGCTTATTCAATTTGTGATTTAATTTATTGAATAATAATACAGCCAAATCGGTATGCATGCCTTCGTCTCGACTAATTAATTCGTTGCTGAATGTTAGACCAGGCATTAATCCACGTTTCTTCAACCAATAAATGGAGCAGAAAGACCCAGAGAAAAAGATACCTTCTACGCAAGCAAAGGCAACTAGGCGGGCAGCAAATGAAGAACGCTTATCTTCAATCCATTTAATAGACCAATCTGCTTTTTTTTTGATACAAGGAAAATTATCGATTGCTTCAAATAATTTAGTTTTTTCCTTTTCGTCCTTGATGTAAGTATCAATTAATAAAGAATAGGTTTCACTGTGAACGTTTTCCATCATTAACTGGAAACCATACGCAGCACGGGCTTCTGGTAACTGAACCTCATTCAAAAATCGCGCCCCAAGATTTTCCAATACGATTCCATCTGAGGCAGCAAAAAAAGCCAATACCATTTTAATAAAGTGTTTTTCTCCATCATTCAACTTGTTCCAATGAATGAGGTCCTTAGATAGATCAATTTCTTCCGCGCGCCACATACAATCAAACATTTTTTTGTATAATTTCCAAATATCACGATCTTGTAGGGGGAACATAACATAGCGGTTCGGGTTTTCAGTAAGCAATGGTTCATTCATTTTCGACATCCTAAATAATATCGGGATAGATTTAAATATTTTTATATAAAATAACTTGCTAGGTAAATTATGATACAGAAAAAATAACTTAAAAATATAGCAAATAATATCAGTTTAATTGAAATAAATTTAATTTTAATTATAAAAATATTTGAAATATATAAGATGGATTTAGCACATAGAGATAAAATCATAAATCGCCTACAAGATGAAATCAAAAAAAATCAAAATAGCGTAAAAACGCATTTTGATTCGTTAAATAATATAGAAACCGAGAATAAATTTTTAGAAAATATAAAAGGCGATTACCAAAATTATAGAAATCACATAATTGATGAAAAAATCAAACAAAAAGAATTTATGAGTCTACTGCTTGAGTATATAGAAAGTATTTTAGATAAATCAGCACTAGACGAGGGAGAGACGCAACGAGCTTTATTGGAACAAAATAGAATTTTAAAACAAGTTGATGTTTTAAAATCAGAATTGGATGATTTAATATCAAATAAACAATAAAATATTTCGTTTATATATAATATGGCCGCACCAGCAGCAGCAGCAGACTTACAAGATTTACCTACAGCTTTAGCTAATTTGGGTTTATTATCAGGAAGAATAGGGCAATTGCAAACAAGAGGTGCAACATTTAGACAAACATTACAAGACGCGTTAAATAGTATAGTAACACGTTTAGCAGCAGTGAGAGCGCTTGTTGGAAGACAGGGCGGGGCTGGAGCTGAATTATTACAATTACAAAGACAAATACGCGAAGGTGCTCCTACTCACGCACAGATAAGAACATTGAATGATATCTTTCAATTATTGGACCCAACTGCTTTAACAACACAGTTAAACGCATTGGAAACAGAAGTGGGACAACTTGAAAGCGCCGTTGGGATATTAGACCAAGCTGGAGCCGCTCCAGTACAGGGTCCACAACCCCGTGTTGGTGGTTTCTTATACAGTCGAAAAGCCAACAGATCTAGGAACAATCGTTCGCGAATTAAAAAAAAAAAATCCAGAAAAAAGAGAAAGAACAAGCCTACACGAAGAAAGAAAAAGCGTAATAAAAAGCATGATAAAACCGGCAAATATAAACGAAAATAATTTAATTCCATTTCCCATATATTTGCCGGTTCAATAATACTTTAGGATTTTTTCGAATCAATATTTTATCTCTATAATATTGTTTCCATTTTCTTTGAAACAGTTTTAGCCAAAAAGTTTTGAGTATACATAAATATGTTTCCACTCCTTCGTCCATAATAATAAAAGGCTTGACTATTTCAAGCATAACACTTCCCCTTTTGTGAACAATACTGTTATAATTTCTTATGATCGGGTGGGATACATCAACAACGATACTTCTCCAATTAAATACATTATGATGTCTATTTATCATATCATCAATCCAACCATTTGGATGATCGTTTATGAACTCATCTACTGGGATATTTAGTGAATACAAGAATTGTGTATGTAATTTAGTATTTATTGAGCCATGAATTTGAGGATTATAAAATTCTACCAATCCTAACTTATACTGACTCATTTATAAATTACAATATAAATAACCAATTTAATCAATTTTTTTATTCCGTCTATATATAAATGAAGTTTGAAAAGATTATCAAGAACAAATATTTATACTATGCTGCTTGCGTTTTGGCGGCTATTAATTTGCTTGGTTACGTCAGTCAAGGTTCTATGGAATGCATCATTGTTTTTGGAATAGCAACATATGCCGCTCATTACTTGACCAAAAACCGCGCTATTGATATTTTTGCCGGTCTTTTTGTCTCCAATGTTCTTTTTGGATGCGGTCGCATTAAGGAAGGATTTCACGATAAAGCGGAGAACGCAAATATGTCGATAGAAGATGCAAAAAAAGAATGCGATAAAACCATCGCAGCAGCACAAGCTGCATATGAACAAGCTGAGAAGAAACAAGAGGAGGCAAGCGGTGATGCGGCAGAAGTAGCCGCGGAAGAAGCTAAAAAAGCAAAGACAGCATTGGAAGAAGCGAAACAACATTGTGATGCAGCAAAAGCGGCATTAAAAGCAGCAAAAAAAAAGTAAAATAAAGTAATTTTATTTTATATATTTTATATATAAAATGAAAATGAAAGTAAATAAAATTATCAACAAATTGCTTACAAATAAATATATTTTATACATTGTTTTGTTTTTAGCAATAACAAATGTTTTAGGGTATTTGATGGTGAAAGATTTTGAATCGATTGCTCTCTTTATTGCGTTGGGTGTTATTTCTAGCTACTTTAGTAAAAACATGATAATTGTTTTGTCCATTGCTATGCTTGGGACAAACTTCGTGTTCGCAAATAACAAAATCCGCGAAGGTATGACCGAAGGTCACGCATCAAATCACCATCCTCACAAGAAAAAAAAGAGAAAAAAGAAAAAAAAACAAGCCAAAGAAGAGGAAGAAGAAGAGGACGAGGACGAGGAAATGACCAATCTTACACCAGCGCCAGTAAAATCAAGTAAAAAAAGCGAAGAAGCAGATGATGACGAATCACCAGGTGGTAGAATAGATTATGCTGCTACCATGGAACAAGCATATGATAATCTTTCCAGTTTAATTGGCAAAGGAGGTATATCTAATTTATCCAATGAAACAAAATCTCTTCTAAATCAACAAAAGCAGTTGGCTGGACAATTGGAATCAATGGGTCCACTGCTCAAAGATGCGAAGAGTTTAATAAATGGATTGAAATTACCGAAAATGGATGAGTTAGAAAATATAATGGGTAAATTCGGTGGTTTGGGAAATCTTACAAAAAAATAAAAAAACAAGATATATAAATGGGTAGAAGATGTCCTCCAGGAGTAATATGTATTGAAAATATAACAATTATATTTTTAATAACAATCGTTCTTTTAATATTTGGGTATTATTCATACGTGAATCGTAATACCAGATCATTAAATCAACGACCAGAGATTATTGTAAGGAAAGAAATTATTAATAGACCGACTCGTTTTGGTACACCCGCAAATGTATTAATGAATCCTTTTACTCCACCATTAAGAGATGGTGGACATTTTCCCCCTGATTATGGGGAAAGAGGTGTTCCAATAAATATAAGAACACGTGGGTTTAGCGATCATTACAGACAGATTGGATTATTAACTAGATTAAGCGGAAAAGAAACAATGCTTCCTTTAATGGGAAGACCATTGCATACAAATCGAAACAAATGGCAGTTCTATACAATGAGTGATAAATTTAACAGTCTCAAGCTCCCAGTCAGTAGAAACGGAAGAAGCTGTACAAGTGAATACGGGTGCGACGACCTTAATAATGGCGACACGGTTTATGTCGAGGGATACAATGACGCATTTAAAGTTACTATATACGATAATAATCAACCACGTTACATACCATTTGTTTAAAATATTTTAATAGTATAAATGGATATGACTAAATATCTTACATTTGCCACAATCCCTATATTTAACGAACAACAAGCATCTAGTATTAAAAAAATAAAAAATTCCTATAAAATATTAAGTTCGAAATTAGAAATTATCAAAGATTTAAAAATTAATGATAAATTGGGATGCGATTCAAGCGGTAATTATTACATAGATGAATATCAATGGGGTCAATTCATAATAAGAAAATGGTCTGGACAAAGTAGAGAGAAAACTTCTGAAGATTTAAAGAGGGATTTCAGCGAATTAATGAAAGTGTTTGATAATTATTTAGAATATATCGCAACTTCAAATGGATTGATGGTAGCATTATACGAAGAGCAACGACTACTAACAAAAGAAATATTGGATTTTGTTAGTAATATGGTTCAAGGATTATATATATTAAAAAAAACTTACCCAGATACAGTAGAGATTAAATGTCGCGTTGATAGTATAATAATAACTTTATGCGAATTCAAAGATAGATTATCAGGAACGATTGAAAAAAATCAATTATCCAGAATTAGAGCATTAAGCAGGTGAAAAAACTTTTTTTATTATATTTTTTTAAGTTCAATATTTTCTATTATTGTAAATAATACAAAATACAAATATAATAGTCATAAAACAAATTGTAAACACCGTTTTTTACGCCTTCATATACAGAATTTCTTAATGAATCGTAGCTAGTTATATTATTATTAAATTGAATTAATATAAATAATCATTATTTATATTATTTATATTAATTATGATTTCATTGGTCTGTGATGAAAATCCAGACAAAACTTTAATCGATAAAAAAAGAAAATACGTTCGAAGAAAACCCAGTCCAAAATGGTCACTGAAAAGATTAAATAGTACATGTAAAAATAACAATATTAAAATATATTCTATGAACAAACAAGACTTTGATGAAGATACAATACATGTTTTTAGTAGAATTAAGGGAAAATGTAATATTCCGTTTTGCGAAAATAGTTGGAATAAAGAATTTAGACAGTTAGCAAATAGGTCAAATTATTATTGTAAAACACATTCACAATCTGGTACCCCTCATTTTAAATATATTAAATTTATTTCTGAAATAAATAAAAAATTGCTACATATTAACGTTAAATTTAAAAAGAATTATAATGTTGATTTATTAACTTTAACTGATACAGTAGAATATAATTGTTTAATTTGTAAAAAAGAAGCAGCGCAAACTTTGAGATACATTTATGCAAGGGTTAAAAAAAAAGTTGATATTTATATTGATAACTATTGGACCTGTAGTGATTGTACTAACTGTATATCCAGTGTAAATAGAAAAAATAGCAAAGAACACATATTATTGAAAAATACACAATATTTTAAAGATTTATATGAAGTACCTTCATTAATAGATTATATAACAACAAAATCTAGTAAGAATATGAAATTTAAATGCAATTGTCCTTGTCCTAAATGCGGAGAAACACACGAATATTTTGAACGAATGCCTACGAATCTAGACCTAGAAATTTATTCAAATCAATGTAATAAATGTAAACATCCAAATAAATGTAAATGTATGAAAGATGACGCCGGGTTTATATGTACAACATGTAAAAAATATTTCCCAGATAAAAAAGTAGCGGCGCACTGCGGACAAATATGTATTGAGTGTAGATACCATCATAATGATGAAGATGGGAATGCGTTAAAGGACCATATATGTCATTTACTAGCAAATTCAAGGAAAAAAAACAGAGGAAAAAGAAAAAATTTTCAAGATTCAGATTTAGATTATGAAAAAATATATTTTAAACTTAAAAAACAAAATAATATCTGTTTTATTTCAAAAATACAATTATCATATATTAAATTTACAAATTGGAGAATGAGTATTGAAAGGTTAGATGAAAATATAGGTTATTTATTTGATAATACTGCATTAGTTTGTTTAGAATTTCAATCTTCATACGTGCAGTGGACACCTAATAAATGGAATAAATTTTGTCAAGAATATGATCAAAATAAAAATGTAAATATTGATGAATTGAAAAATGAAATTGAAAACGCAAAGAAAAAACCCTCGCAAAAAACCCGAAAAAAACCAGTCACAACATCATATGTTAATGAAGAAAAAAATGAAATGAAATGTAATTATTGCTATAAAATAAAAAATACGAAGGAAGATTTTAATAAAAGTGGTATAAAAAGTCATAAATGTAAACAATGTTGTAGTTTAAATAACAAAAAAGATAAAACTTTAAGAGTCAGATTGAAATCATTGTTGTACGGAGCAAAACAGAGGGGAAGGGAGAAGAAAAGAAAAACGTGTACTCTTACATTTGATGAATTATGTGAAATATATTTAGAGCAACAAGGGTTATGCAACTATTCTAATAAAAAATTAGAATTAAATCATGATTACAGAATGTCTTTGGAAAGAAAAAATAACAAATTGGGATATACAAAAGATAATTGTTGTTTAATTTGTTTAGAATTTAACGTAGGTGAGTGGGAGGTTAGTAAAAGTAAAAAAAGTACAACAATAACTACCAAAACTTCCGGGTGGAATAAAGAAAAAATAAAATATGCTGTAAGTTGTACAAAAAAATATCATGGGTGGTAAATTAAAATTGGTAGTAATTTGAGAATTGTATGTGATATTTAATCATGAGAACAGCTATTTAGATCGCGTGATGCACAGCGTTTTGGTGTATTAACTATGCTCATTTAAATATTTAAATTCAACTGATTCTAAATTTATTTTCTAGATTTTCTTTTTTTTCGTCGTTTTCTTGTTTTTTTGCGTTTACGGTGCCTTTTTTTACGCTTTTTTGTTTTAGATTTATAAGTTTTTCTCTTTTTTTTCCTTCTTTTTCCACCCTTTGAAGAAAAAAAATCCTTGTGTAATTTTATTAAAGACTCTAAATCCCTCGCAATTGTCCCATCGGTTGTTTCCGTTTTCCCTTCTGCCTTGGCGACTGTCGGATACCCATTAATGTCGACATCAATGATTTCTTTAATTTTATCGTGATGTGTTACATCTACATGTGCGACCAATCCAGATGTCTTGTTCATTTTAGCTTTGAAATCTGATATAGTGGGTTTAAATGCTTTGCATGGACCGCACCAACTGGCTGTTAAAAATAGAATGGACTTTCCATTATCTTTTACATGGTTTTTAATCACTTCCAAGGATTTATTAACATCTTTGGGCGAAGCATTTTCAAGTATTTCTACAAATTTAGTCATTGTATTATATTATTTAGAGAGAAATAAATATATTCAATAAATATATATGAAAAAAGAACTAATAATTGGTGTTTTTATATTGGGATTGGTTTTTTGTATGACGCATAAAACAAAGGATGTAATAGAAACGTTTGATACTAAACAAGATTGTCCAAATGTTTTGGTCCAAGAAGGTGATAAACTAAAATTATTAAATAAGAACAAAGCCGTTATTCCTGGGGTAAATCCAGTATTTTTTGAAAACCTTGAAGAGTATGTTGAATTTGCGGAATGGCAAAAAGCTAAGGGAATAAATTGTCCTGTTTTATATTTTCAACAAACATACAATACACAGGGAGATAAAGGGTTTAGATTATTACCCGATCCCATCGAAAAGAACGCGGGTTTATCTAGTAATCGACCCAAAGCACAAATGCAACCTTTATATGATGCTGGTCGCGATGATAAACCATATAATGAAAATTCTTACGCAGGAGCAGACCCCCAAGATCAAAATATAGGAGCATATACCCCTTTAGATAAATTATATAATTCCAGTAATAAAAAAAGTGATAATGCTATGGATACAAATTGGGGAGGTGCTCAGACAACGCGAAAAAATATAAAAAAGGGACTGTATGACGATAGGTTTAGACCCGAACTACAAGAAGGTGAGGTAAAAGGTGGTCAAAAAAAAGGAAAGGTTGATATTAGAACTAAACCCATAACCGTATCCGGGCATACTATAAATCCACCAAAAACAGAAAACAATAAAATAGAATGGAAAAAAGAAAAAAACATGGAGCAAAAACAACAATTGATGAACAGAAGTATTCAAAATAAACAATTGGGCTTAGAATCTGTTAAACGTCAATAATATTTAAAATATAAATTATAAATATTATTATGATGATTGTTCGCGAACGGTTGGTTCTCCCGCAGACGCGATTGAAATCTCTCTTATAGCATCATCTGCTGTTCTTCCGCTTCTATCAACCGTGGTAATTGCAGGAGATAAAAGCTGTGGGTGATTTGACGCTTGAACTCGTATCATTACTTCTTTTACACCATTGCCTTTTGAAGATTTAGAATCAGAACCTTTACCTTTTTTAGGCGGAGGCTTGGGAGAACCACTGGAAGTGTTTCCACCAGAACCGTCAGAAGTTTTCCCACCAGAATCGCCTGGCGTCGTGCCACCAGAACCGTCAGAAGTTTTCCCACCAGAATCGCCTGGCGTCGTGCCACCAGAACCGTCAGAAGTTTTCCCACCAGAATCGCCTGGTGTTGTTCCGCCAGAATCGCCTGGTGTTGTTCCACCAGAATCACCTGGCGTTGTTCCACCAGAATCGCCTGGTGTTGTTCCACCAGAATCACCTGGCGTTGTTCCACCAGAATCGTCAGAAGTTTTTCCGCCAGAATCACCTGGCGTTGTTCCACCAGAATCATCAGAAGTTTTCCCGCCAGAATCACCTGGCGTTGTTCCGCCAGAATCGTCAGAAGTTTTCCTACCACTGCTCCCACGAATTTTCTTTTTTAATTTCAGTTTTTCCAATCTTTTTTTAATTCTTTCGTATAAGGCATCGTGTGCTTTTTTCTTTTTTTCCAATATAGCACGATTTCTACTCCTTCGAGTGGGTGCTTTTTTTCGAGTAGTATTTGGTCTAGGGGGCATACGTGGTTTCTTTTTACGTGTTCTATTTATAGGTGTTAATTCTATTTCACCAGCTTTTGAGAACGCCGAAGCAGTATTAATCTTTCCCTTTGCTGACTTTAGCTTAGCCTTTCCACTCGTGGAGGCTGCTGCTTTGCGTGCTGCCTCCTCCTGTTTTTTGGCTGCCGCTGTTTCACCAGCTTTTGAGAATGCCGAAGCAGTATTAATCTTTCCCTTCGCTGACTTTAGCTTAGCCTTTCCACTCGTGGAGGCTGCTGCTTTGCGTGCTGCCTCCTCCTGTTTTTTGGCTGCCGCTGTTTCACCAGCTTTTGAGAACGCCGAAGCAGTATTAATCTTTCCCTTCGCGGACCTAAGCTTAGTCTTTCCACTAGCGGAGGCGGCAGCAGAGGCTGCTGCTTTGCGTGCTGCCTCCTCCTGTTTTTTGGCTGCCGCTGTTTCACCAGCTTTTGAGAACGCCGAAGCAGTATTAATCTTTCCCTTCGCGGACCTAAGCTTAGTCTTTCCACTAGCGGAGGCGGCAGCAGAGGCTGCTGCTTTGCGTGCTGCCTCCTCCTGTTTTTTGGCTGCCGCAGTTTCACCAGCTTTTGAGAACGCCGAAGCAGTATTAATCTTTCCCTTCGCGGACCTAAGCTTAGTCTTTCCACTAGCGGAGGCGGCAGCAGAGGCTGCTGCTTTGCGTGCTGCCTCCTCCCTGGTTTTTGACTCAAATTTATGTTCTCTTTCAACCTTTTCTTCACTTGCTTTTTTAAGAGCCGAAGCCGCCGCTATAGCTTTCACTTCAGGTCCCCTTTTAGGTATCATTTCAACCATTTCTATTTCTTTTTGACCCTTTTTTTTGTTTTGATTTTCCCAAAAATCAATTTTCTGACCTACTTTTACTTTACTAGGAACGGGAATATTTTTGTGTTGACTGGTTTTTTTACCTTCATACATGGCTCTTTTAGCGGCGACATTCTGTCCTCTTTTTCTTGTTCTATTTTTTTCCTTGAGACGTCTTCTAGCAATAGCTTCGGGGGATCTAGTATGTTTTTTCTTTTTTCTAGTTTGGTTTGCCTCTATCATATCTGCTCGTCTTCTATTGCTTGATTCGATTTGCTCTTTGGGTCCACCTGGTATATTATATTGTTTTTTTAACTCAATCAACTGTTTATTAAGAATGTCTTGCTTTTTGGTAAATTTCTGAATATTTTTTTTTTTATGAATGTTCCATTTTCTAACTCTGATATTAAATTGGTTAATATGTTCATTGGGTAATTGTGTTAAAGGTCGTTTTTCCCTTTCTTTTTTCAAATAGGTTTTATTTCTTTTAATTTCAAATTCGGTTTCTTGAATACTTCTTTTAAGTTTTTGTCCCCTTGTTTTATTACCTCCTTTTTTAAAAGTTTTGTTTCGCAGGTTTAAATATTTATTTTTTCTAAAAGTTCTTTTATATTTTTTTTTTTTTGTTTTTTTTCTTTTTTTTTTATTTTTTTTTTTTTGGTATATTTCTCTTTTTTTTATGGGGTTTTTTTGAATGAGTCATATACATATTTCTTATATTTTTTTATTATAATGTTATATTAATGAGTTGTTCCAATTATAATTCTACAATAAATATAACGGCAAATAAGGTAGATTCGCAAAAGTGTTCTGCTGATTGTGCTTATACTTATTCGCATAACAAAAATAGTTCATGTCGAGTAATTAATAGAGGAAACTATTTAGAAATTAAAACAGATGGATCAGATAATGTGAAATTCAACAATGAAACCAAAACTATAAATCAGATAAGATTATACCAACCTTCGCTGCATTTGTTCAACGGTTCACAAGTAGACGCTGAATTAATTATATCATATTATGGAAGTGGTAATAATTTATTGGTATGTGTACCTGTTGAGAAACAAAATGCTAATGGTAGTTCAAATACATTTTTTTCTAAATTCATGCCTTATGTTTCAAAAGAGAAAAACATCAATCAAGCAATACAAACTTCTTCATGGTCATTAAACAATGTTTTGAATTATAATACCCCATATTATTACTATTTAGGGTCAACTCCTTATTCGCCATGTAATGGAAAACAGTCAATTATCGTGTTTGATAAAAAAAATTCTGCTAAAATAAACAGTGCTGATTTAAATAGTCTTAAAAGTTATATTAGTAGAACTCCTAAAGCAAAAATAGGAGGTGGAGGTTATTTAATGTATAATTCAACTGGAGCGGTTGATCCCAACAATCCGAATGGAGGTGATGGCGGCAGTTATGATTTAGTAAGCTGCGTGGAAGTAAATGGATTGGGAAACGATGCTTCTGATAGTAAACCCCCCATGCAAGAATCAATATTTACAAAAATGGGCGAAGGTGGCGAGGCCAGTTACGGTGCAATATTTTGTTATATATTAGGCGGGTTAATACTAATAATCTTATTAATAGTATATGTTCCACCTATGATTTCGAAAATATTCCATGGTTCTAAAAATATATTGAATGACCCTCCAGCAGTTTCAAAAGGTAAATCAAGTGGGACTAAGTCAGACATGTTATAAATAAAATATTTAATTTAAGATTTTATTTATAGTTTAGCAGCTCCCTGTAATTTACCTTGAACTGGTTTATAGCTACTATTATTAGCAGCCGTGGTATTGAAAACATATGGTATTTGTTTTGCTATAACCATTTCTTCAACTGTTACGGGAAATTGATTATATTGGTTAAGATTTGCTGTCTTTTTTGCCTCGCTTGGTAAGAAACGATGGGTGGGATTTTTAACAACAGTGTGTTCCGACCTTTTTATGAGTTCATACGCTGCTAATAAACCGAGCGAACCCACCATTGGATGCATAAAAAATAAATTAAGAGCTGCTAAAATAATAACAACTTTGCCCACTGTAGTATCAACCATAACAGATATTTGTTCTGGTATTGAAATTGGGAAAACAACAAAAATAGCTAATAAAGCTGTTAATATATAGTGATGCTTTTTCGCATCTTTTAAATGCAATGTTTTAAACAAATCTTTCATATATCATATTAGTATATTTTATTCTAGGTTAAATTGAAAGAGATATCTAAATTAATATAAAAATTAATATTTATATTAATTTAATGGCTTCTACATATTTAGGCTCTAAAGGATACTCAATTTATAAAGAATGTTTAACAATAGAAGAACAAGAATGTATAAGACGAGAGTTAACTGTGAAAGCTTTTGCTCCTAAAAGTTGTATTAAACAACCCGACCCTTTTTCGATATATCGCGAATCTCCAAAAAAATTTTATGTGCCACGATTTTATGGAATAGACTCATATGGTGAACCTGATGAAATTCGCTTAAGCGATGGGTTGAAAATCAATTTAAAGTTTAAGGGTGGATTGCGTGATATACAAAAACCAATAGTCTCAAAATATTTAAAACATGCTAAAATAAATGGTTGTGGGTTAATAGAAATTTATTGTGGTGCTGGAAAAACAGTAATGGCGTTAAATATATTATCGAAAATAAAGAAGAAAACTCTTATAATTGTTCACAAAGATTTCCTTCTGCGACAATGGAAAGAAAGGATAGAGCAATTTCTACCCGATGCTAAAGTAGGCAAAATACAAGGTGATATTATAGATGTAGATGGTAAAGATATTGTAATAGGCATGCTTCAATCGTTATCAATGAAAGAATATCCTGTTTCTGTGTTTCAAGAGTTTGGCTTTACCATTGTTGATGAATGCCACCATATTTCAGCCGAGGTATTTTCTAGATCATTATTTAAAATTGTAACAAAATATATGCTTGGATTGTCTGCAACAATGGATAGAAAAGACGGATTAACTAAAGTTTTTAAAAAGTTCATGGGACCTGTTGTAGTAAAAAAAGAACGCCCTCTACAAGATAATGTAGTTGTTAAAGCAATAGAATATACAACCGATGACGAAGAATTTTCAAAAGTATCTTTAAATTTTCGAGGACACACAAACTATACGATAATGATAAAAAAATTATGTGAATTTAATAGACGCAGTGAATTTATTTTAGAGGTTGTTCAGGACTTATTGAAAAAAGATACACCTGAGTTACATATAATGATAATCGGTCACAATAAAAGTTTATTAAAGTATTTATACGATGCTATAGAAAATCGGAAAATAGCACCAGTTGGTTATTATATTGGAGGAATGAAGGAAAAAGATTTGAAAACAAGCGAAGGGAAGAAGATTATTATTGCTACGTATGCTATGGCGGAAGAAGCCTTGGATATTAAAACATTATCAACGCTAGTAATGGCTACACCAAAAGTTGATGTGAGACAAGCAGTGGGTAGAATTTTACGAAATGTCGAAGGTAAAAAATTAGTAGTGGATATTATAGACAAGCATGATATTTTCAAAAAACATTGGTGTAAACGAAGGACGTGGTATAAAAAACAACAATTTAAGATCATGAGAACGGATTTAGAAGGATATAAAAATAACGAATGGGAAGAAATAAATACTAAAAAGTCAAAAAAATCCAACAAAAAAACAAAACAAATAAGTGTAACAGACCCTCTTCAAAAGTTGTTTACGGGCAAGTGTTTAATAGATATGTAGTGTAAATATCATAATAAATTGAAATTAATATAATTTTTATTATATTAATTAAAAACAGTCATGAATCTAAGGTCAGGTTTTACAAAACATGAAGACGGTGTATTATGTAGAAATTGCAATGAATATTATGGAGCAAAACAATTTTCCCAAAAATGCTCTTATTGTTTTAATAAAAGAAATTCAACTACTATTCATCCCTGGGAAACTCGAGCATTTCGCAAAAAAGTAGATAACTGGTGTAAAAATAAATATATCGATAATATGTTTGAAAGACTTCTAACATTTGTAGTTGAAAAAAATAATACAACCATCTTAATAAAATTATTAAAAGAAATGAAGAGAGAAAATAAATTTATTTCAGCTGAATTGGGAGAAACGTTGTTGAGAAAAAAAGGATTAGACTGTCCTGAAAAATCACATTTAATTTGCCCATTTGTATTGGATTGGTGGAATATACGTAATTTCAATTATCACGGGTTTGAATTATGTTATTATGGTCGATACGGTGATGAAATGGAAATCGCTGAACAAATAAAATCAATTCCACCGCTACCTCCAAATCATTCATTGGTTGCGTTTAAACATTGAATACTTTTCTAAAAAGTATTAAAATATTTTGAATACTTTTCTAAAAAGTATTAAAAAGAATTTTTTTTGTTGTATTATAATGGGAAGTGGAAGTTCACAATTAAAATGTCCTAAGGATTATGATGACGAAAAGTTTAAAAAAATTCTTGGTTTATATGATAAATTGGATAAAAACGGCGACCATACGGTTGACGAATCTGAATTAAGTGCTATTTCAGAATTACATGTTACAAACCAATTGCGAAGATTAGAAAACATGAAACAACCATTGATTATAGACAAAGATCAAC